AATCCTTACTATCTATAGTCCAATTGGTGCTGCCTTAGCTAATATTGGTATCATTGAATCACAGATTACTATTCTGCAAGGCAATGTTGCAAATTTAAATGCAGCTATCGGTGCTCCAATTACTTCAGACTTGGCAGATAATAACAGTGTAGCATCATCAGCTAACATAACCCTGTCAACTCCAAGAAGCATAATTGATTATAGTATTTCTAGAGCCACTGCTAATACATCAGCTACTTCATATCGTGTTGGAACCATCTCTAGTACAAATTTAAACGGTGTTGTTTCTTACCAAGATGATTATACCGAAACTGCCGATACCGGAATAGTGTTGAGTGTAGTTGGTAATAGTGGTAATACTGCTAATATTTACTATACTTCAACGTCGACTACATATCCAGCTTATTTAAGATATTATTCTATTAGAACATTTGCCTAATCATGTGGGCAAATTTTTGGAATCTGCGGGTTAATGATAGACTGGCAGAGTGGAAAGATTTCCGCAACAAACTTGGTCATTTACCATTAGATCAAGCAATTCAAGAACTTAATACTATGTGGAGTACTGCTCCATACGTAACTTACTATTTGGATCCTAGCGAACCACATACCTGGCCTGATCCTTGGCAATTATTGGCTGAGAATTATTACTGTAATGTTGCAAAAGCTCTAGGAATCCTATATACTATATACTTCACCAGTCATAGAACAAATGATTTAGAACTGCGTGTTTATTATGATTACAAGGATAAAGAACGCTATACCGTAGTATATATGGATCAAGGAAAATATATTCTTAATTACTGGCCCTACGAAATAGTAAATACAGAACAAGTAGAAGAAAAGCAATTACAGCTATTGTATAGATATTCAACTACAGATTTACAGTTAGACAAATATTAAAAGAGGTTTCAAGTTGAACACAATTCAAGTTAAAAAACGTAGCGGAGCCATCGTTCCACTAGATTTAACAAAATGGCAGGCTCAAGTAGCCAAAGTATGCCAAAACGTAGCTGACGTCAGTCAGAGTATGATAGAAATCAAAGCACAACCGCACTTCTACGATGGTATCAGCACACGTGAAATTGACGAAATTACCCTACGTGCTATCGTTGATTTGATCGACGTAGAACACAATCCCGACGTTGGACATACTAACTATCAATATGTAGCAGGCAAGCAAAGATTGAGTATGCTACGTAAAGACATCTACGGTGACTACCAAGTTCCACATTTATTTGAAATTGTAAAAACAAATGTAGCCACAGGTTTATACACAGCCGACTTGTTAACTTGGTATTCAGAAGACGAGTGGAATAAGATGAATGATCTTATCGACCACAGTAAAGATGAAGAGTATGGCTATGCAGCCATCGAACAACTAATTGAAAAATATCTAGTACGTAATCGTGCTACTAAACAGATCTACGAAACACCACAGATACGTTATATGGTTGCGGCCGCAACAGTGTTCCATGCTGAACAACCTACACAAAGATTAAAATATATTAAAGATTACTATACCTGCGCCAGTGACGGATTGTTCACGCTCGCCACTCCAGTACTTGCTGGCCTAGGTACCCCTACAAAACAATTTAGTTCATGCGTGCTGATTAAATCAGACGATGACTTAGACAGTATTTTTGCTAGTGGAGAGATGATGGCCAAGTACGCAAGTAAGCGTGCAGGTATTGGTCTAGAGATAGGTCGTTTGCGCCCATTAGGGAGTCCTATACGAGGCGGGGAAATCATGCACACTGGCATGATCCCCTTCCTTAAGAAATGGTTTGGTGATTTACGTTCATGTTCACAAGGAGGTATCCGCAATGCTAGTGCTACTGTTTTCTATCCTATTTGGCATCATCAGTTTGATGATCTTATTGTACTTAAGAACAATCAAGGCACGGAAGAGACGCGAGTTAGACACATGGATTACGGAGTTGTGCTCAACGCCCTTTTCTGGCGCAGATTTAAAAATAAAGAAAACATCACTTTCTTCGATCCTAATGAAGTGCCCGATCTCTACGAGGCTTTCTACAAAAACACAGAAAAGTTTGAAGAACTTTATGTTAAATACGAAAAGCGTAAAGACCTACGTAAGAAAGTTCTAAGTGCTGAAGAAGTATTTAAAAGTGGCATCTTAAAAGAACGTACAGACACAGGTCGCATCTATCTTGTGTTCATTGACAATGTGATGAAGCAAGGGCCATTTGATCCTGAGTATCATACCATCTATCAAAGTAATCTATGTTGTGAGATCCTATTACCGACTAAGCCATTCAAACGCTTAGATGATGATAAAGGTCGTATCGCATTATGTACATTAGGTAGCATCAACTGGGGTGCTTTCCGTAACCCAGAAGATATGCGTCGTGCTTGCCGTACCTTACAAAGAAGTTTGTGTAATATCTTAGACTATCAAGATTTCCTTAGCATTCAAAGTAAATTGTCTAACGACGAAATCAGCCCGCTAGGTATTGGTATCACTAACTTAGCCTACTGGCACGCTAAAAAGAATCTACGCTACGGTGAGAAAGATGCACTACAAGAAGTCAAGACTTGGATGGAACATCAGGCATTCTACTTAACAGAAGCCACAGTCGAACTGGCTAAAGAACGTGGCGCTTGTAAAGATAGCCTATACACACGCTATGGTCAAGGACACTTCCCGTGGGAAAGTCGTAGTAAAGGTGTTAATACCCTGGCAGACTTTACTCCAACACGCGAATTAGATTGGGAACAACTACGCAGTGATATGAGATCATATGGTGTACGTAATGCTACATTGATGGCTATCGCTCCGGTAGAAAGTTCAAGTGTTGTTATCAACAGTACTAACGGTATTGAAATGCCAATGAGCCTGATATCAGTTAAAGAAAGCAAGGCAGGTAGCTTTATACAAGTAGTACCAGAGTATAACAAACTTAAAAATCGTTATCAACTGATGTGGGAACAGAAAGACTGCGACGGCTATTTAAAAACTGCGGCAGTGATTGCGGCCTATGTGGATCAAAGTATTTCAACAAATACATTCTACAATCCAGCACACTTTCCAGATCGTAAAGTTCCTACTACACTGATTGCTAAGAACTTAATGCAGGCACACTCTTGGGGTATCAAGACATTTTACTATAGCTTGATCAACAAAGCTGGTAGTAAACAAGTAGACGAAGTTAAAGAAGACAAGATCGAAGAAGTGATTATTGAATTAGAAGATGATGATTGTGAGGCATGTAAACTATGAGTAAGGCACAGTATAACCTAAACACTAAAACAGACTATCTTAATCGTAAGATGTTTCTAGACCCAGCCGGGCCTGTTACAGTACAACGTTTTGAAGAAGTAAAATATAATAAGCTGGCTAAGTTTGAACAAACTGCTCGTGGGTTCTTTTGGATCCCGGAAGAAGTTAGTCTGACTAAAGATGCCAATGATTTTAAAGAATCCAGTGACACAGTTAAACATATCTTTACCAGTAATCTTTTAAGACAAACAGCATTAGACAGCATCCAAGGCCGTGGTCCAGCACAGGTGTTTACTCCTGTAGTAGGAATTCCAGAATTAGAAGCACTGATGTACAACTGGAGTTTCTTTGAAACTAATATCCATTCGCGTAGCTACAGTCATATCATACGTAATATCTATAATGTGCCTAAAGATGTGTTTAACACTATCCATGATACACAAGAAATTATCAGTATGGCGTCAACTATTGGCAACTACTATGATAAGTTACATGTCATCAATTGTAAGGTAGAACTTGGGCACAAAGTAGACGAACAAGAACATATCAAAGCTATTTGGCTAGCACTGAACGCCAGCTATGGGTTAGAAGCATTCCGCTTTATGGTATCATTTGCAACTAGTTTAGCCATGGTAGAAAATAAGATCTTTATTGGTAATGGTAATATTATCAGTTTGATCTTACAAGATGAAGTTCTACACAAAGAATGGACTGCTTGGTTGATCAATCAAGTATGTAAAGAAGACGCTCGCTTTGCCAAAGTTAAAGAAGAATGCGCCGCAGAAGTTTACCAAATGTATCTTGATGTTATCCGTGAAGAAAAAGAGTGGGCAGAGTATCTATTTAAAATGGGACCTGTGATTGGACTTAATGCTAACATATTAGGTGAGTTCGTAGACTATACAGCTGCGGCCGCACTAAAAGAAATCGGCATCAAATACCTGGAACCAGCACCTAAGACTACTCCTATACCATGGTTTAATAAACATACAGATACCAGCAAAAAACAAACAGCACTACAAGAAAATGAATCAACAAATTATGTAATTGGTGTAATGAGCGAAGGTGTTGATTACGACGATTTACCAGCATTATAGGAAAAAAGATGTTAACAGTATATAGTAAAAACAATTGTCCGTTTTGCGATAAAGCAAAACATTACTTAAAGACTAATGGATTTGAATACGAAGAAATTAAAATTGATGAGAATCCAGCAGCACGTGAATGGTTGATCAATGAAGGTCACCGTTCGGCTCCACAGATCTACAATAATGGTAAGTTGTTAGTAGAGGGTGGATATCAGGGTTTGGCGCGATTAAATGCTGAACAAATTCAAGAACGCATAGGAGCAACAGATGTTAGTAACTAACGAAAAATATAAGAAAGATGATACTATTACATTCAAATTGACCAACGGTGATGAAGTAGTAGCAAAGATTGTAGAAGATACAGATACAGCGTTTGTAGTCAGCAAACCCTGTACAGTTATGCCAAGTCAACAGGGTATTGGGTTGATTCAAAGTCTGTTTACAAGTGAGTTAAATAAGAGTATAACCATTGATAAACGTCATGTGATGATGTCGGCGCCTACTATTTCTGATATAGAAGCTCACTATCTTAAAACTACAACGGGTATCGATATACAGCCAAAAGGCAAAATTATAACATAGGGTAATAACAATGTCTGAACATGACATAAACTTAGTAACAGCCAAAGCTGGATCGGTAGTAGCTGAAAATCTCAAGCTAAGTTTAGCCACGCCTAGTGCTAGTCTTACACCTAGTACTATCACTGCCATGGTTGGTATTAATCAAGGTTCAGCATTACAACTAGCACCTGATGTACAAAATGTCATGACAGCATTGGCGGCCAAAGCAGCCAGCGGTGATTATCCAGCTAATGTTCAAGCGGCTACGGCATTAAGTAATCTAACAACCTTACAGGGTAAAATCATGCCCAGTGGAAATCATGCGGCATTCGGAGCATTTTTAAATCAGGCTAAATCACATATTGGTGATTCTACGGATTTACGCAACACTACTAATTTTATCGGTAATAGTAGTTTTAGTAATTTCGGATCAGGTATTACCAATATGAGCAGTATGTTAGATCAAGGATTAACCAGTAAGTTCGGTAGTTTATCAGCCGCAGGAGCAGCACTGTCATCGGGTGGTAGTATGTTTGATGGCATCAGTCCTAAAAATATTGGATCCCCAACTGGCTTAGTACAGGCATTAAATGCCAACAAACTAGGTAACGCTTCGGGTGTAAATGCTAAACTAAAAGCCGCAGGAGTTGACCTAAACAATTTAGAAGATCCAGTTTACGCAGATAAGATCGCACAGGTTACTGGCAGTATTAAAGATCCTGCTGTACTTAACACAGTTGCTGATCAATTTGGACAAACGCCATTTGGTGGATTACCAAGTTATTCTGGATCAGACAGTAGTTTGTACACTAACTCAGCAGGTAAACTGCTAGGAGGTGCCTAATGGCAGATACCACAGCATTTGGCGCCAGTGCTGCGCCTGAGGTAGGAGTAGGTGGCATACAAAGTCTTAAAGATCTCAGCGATTATACTAAGACAGCTAACCCTAACGACATTAAAGGTCTCAATACTGATGCCGCTGGTATAGCTGGCAAATTCAGTGACATGGGTGCTAGTTTCCCTAACATAGGATCAGCTAGCAGTATGTTAAGTAAAATATCAGTACCCAGCGTACCTAGTTTAGATTCAGCAGCACCAAGTTTGAACAGTTTGATGAGTAGTCATAGCGGTGTGCTTAATAATATGACTGGTGCTAGTTTATCTAGTGCGCTAAGTCCTAACTTAGGCCCAGGTGGATTGCCTAGTATCACTGACTTTGCGCAGAGTGTAGCAGGCGGCCCAGCATTTACAAATATTCTCAGTGGTGGAGTGACTGTTGATACTATTGCCGCACTAGAAGCATCAACAAGTAAAGCTACTTCATTGTTTTCAACAGCAGGAGTAGATTTAACCGCACCTCCTCCACCGGGCTTAGGTAGTAGTATGAACTTTGCTACCAGCTTACATAAGTTTGGTACCAACAGTGAGATGAGTGGCTTACTCAGCAACATGGCAGTACCTAATAGTCAGTATGGTGACAGCATCAAAGCCAGTTTGGCAGAAGGACGTAACAAAGCCTTGATGGCACAGAATGGCATACCACCGCTGAACTTTAATAATTTACCAACCTACACTGGCGAAGACAGTAGTTTAAACACTAATGCCGCTGGTAAACTGCTAGGAGGTTAGCCATGTATCTCAACCCAACTGTAGAATACAATCATCTTAGTGAATGGTTATCTACGTTGGTTGAGCAACGTATCACTCCTCGCAGTCTTGTCAAACGGCTGGGCAAGCATCTAAACAAACACCAACATCCTGTACGTGTTAAACTTTATAATGGCGGCAAAAATGTTCTTGAACCGGGTGGTTTCAGCATTGGTGCCGAATACGATCCTGGTCTAGACGAGATTAAAAAGAAACAGTTCATTATTGACTTTATAATGAATCATCCCAAGACTGTGCCTATAACTATAACTACCGAAATGGCTGATCAATTGGCCATGGAGTTATTAGAAACACTAATCCATGAGTATGAACATCAACGTCAATTCCGCACTCGCAGATATCGCTATCATAGAAATACTTACAAGAGTGATCATAAAGATCCCGACAAACGAGCTGATCAGGAATATCTAGGTGATCCAGATGAGATAGATGCTTATGCGCAGAATATAGCGGCTAGACACTACTTAATGAAATATAAGTTAAATATTACTAGCGTGAGCAAAATCAACAGTCCAGATCTAAAACAATACTACAAAGCATTTGGTAAAGATCATGATGTAGTCAAGTTATTATTGAAAAAAGTCCGAGCAAATATAAAATATTATAAGGAAAATGACAATGGCAAAAATCACAGACGAGCTTTTAAACGACCCCAATTTAAACGACGCTGATCCATTTGACGGATTAGCTGAAGATGATTATGTGTTTGTGATTGGCAGTGACGGTAAGATGAAAAATGTTATATTTCCACCTACCGTAGACTTTGAACTTAGTGCGGACTTACTAAAACTATTTAGACTGTTAGGTGTTGACAATCCTGATCAACTGTTAGACACTGGTACTCTTCACTAGACTACGCAGGTCGATCAATGTAGCAATAACATCACCCGTGTGTAGGATAGCCTTACCACCAGCACTACGCCATTCCTCGATATTACTTGGACGATCATCGATCAGTACATCATCTGGACTTTTACAGTGTTGATGTTTATCACTACTATAAGGACCAAAGAACACAGGAATATCTTTCCAACGACTTTCGATCCATTTGATCTTATCCCAATGTACCCAAGGCACATCATTCTGTCTAGGGATAGCAGTTAAGAATCTAACATCCATGCTGTTGTCTTTTGCTATCTCGCATACTTCTTTTACTAATCGGCCTGCATCCGGCATCTCAGATAAATCTCTATACACTCGTTGGTTAGCTGAAATCAACGCCCATCCTTCCTGATCATAACGTACACCTCCCGGCGTTCGAAACCCCACTATTGGTTCAGCGTAGCCATCAAAGTCTGACACTACACCATCCATATCTAAATAAATTGTTGCCATTAAAACCACCTTAATTTAAAATAAAGAGCATCCACCGGATCCTCAAATCTGAAAGCAAATCCTTCTGTCGCACGCCACCCATGTAAATGATACCTACCACCAGGTGCAGTTTCTAACCATTTAATGATCACAGGTGGAGAATGTCGTCCACCCTTTAACATTACTTCCCAGGTTATGACTACTTCCTCCCACTCTGCCGGAGGCGGCCATTTTACATATTGTTTCATACTTCTATATATTTAAGTTTAAAACTATCAGCTTGACTTTCGTGACCAATATATCCTCGAGGATTACATACCACACGTGTTTCACCGATGGTATAATCAAACTGTTCATGTGTATGTCCGTGTGTCCAAAGACGAATCTGTGGACGATAAGCGATAAAGTCATCTAAGTCACTGGCAAAGCCACCGTTCATGATAGTATCGTGAGCATACTTAGGGTGGATACTTTTCTTACTTGGACAGAAGTGTGTGACTACCACAAACTTATAGTGTGGGCGATTGTAAGTAACATGATTGATATAGTCTAGACTACGCTTATGTTCAGCTACAGCATCTTCAGGTGTAAAACGTGCTGGCTTATATTCATTCAACATTCTAGCACTGTTTTTAATCAAGCGATAGTCGTTCATCATGCTGTCTATGTGATGCATGGTGAGACTATCTTCCTCATTCATATTGGTCCATAAGCTAGCACCAATAAAAGTATAATCTTCAATGTCCACAGTTTCATTTTCTAAAATGTGCAGGTTATCGTAGGCAAGTTCTTGTTTTAATTTTGCCACTGTTGTTTGGAAATCAACATTGTAGTATTCGTGATTGCCCACAACATAGATGACCCGTGGGAAACGTTCACAACACTGAGCAAAGAAAGTTCTATAACGTTCGTCGTGTTTTTGTTTTACACCAAGATGTTGAGCCATAAGGATATCACCAGACAAGATCAATACATCGGCTGCCTCTGTGTTATGCAATTCTATCGCGCCAAACTCTAAGTGTAGGTCACTGCCTAATGCTATTTTCATTTTATAATGTACCAATCTAATATCTCTAATACTTCATTACGATCTTTAGTATTCCACAAGCGATTAGCCTGTGCATATCCTAGATCACCATCTTCTTCCATGCTGACTGCTATTTCCGGAAACGTATTGTAAAATGCCTGCCCTAGGCGATAGTCAGGGACACGTAATACATCAAAGACAAACTTCTTTTCAAACTCTTCAAACTGTTTCATTGTAATCTTCACGAGATGCTCCTCTCTTCCTTAACTCTTCAATCAACCCACCATAGGCCAAAGTATACTGTTGATCCAATGCTTCTAACATATTAATGCAACTGATGACATGACTGGTTTCCATACTAGACATTAATAAAATCTCACGCTCTTTAGTCAACCATGTCATACGATGCCGTCTGCGATATTCTTTAAAGTCTGCATTGTTGGGAGTACTTAATATATCCCAGGCTAATTGTTTATCTAATTCCATCATGCGTATTTCAACTTAAACAGTAAATATTTCTTTTCATCAACTACGTCATGGTTAGGTAATATGCCATCGTAGTCATAATATATCTTAAGTCCCCAATTGTCAGTTAGCCAGAACTGGAACTCTGCTTTAGGTAACCCTGTAGCACGATAGTCCAACTCAGCCCGCTGTAACAGCTCCCACCACTGTCCATCATCACCTACGATGGTGTTGATGCGTTCCTGTGGTTGGTATAACTTGTTATTATTTTGTGAAGACATATACACCCTCAAACTTTTCACGACCTTCTACTTTATTATTGCCTACTCCTGGACGAGTATTCAACATCATCTTGATAGTCTGTTTATGTTTGAATCCTAGGCTTTCAGCAGTCGAGATCCAACGATCAACTACTTTGAATTCCTTATTGCCATAGCTCTTATAGTCGGCGATGTTAGTAGCAAACACACCATCACTATTTAATCCTCGATAGATGTTCTGCATGGTAGGCACCACATAACCTTCAAACCACTCATCCATAGTAGTGTAACGATTCATACACTGTGTAGGTTCATCACAATACTTTTCTAAGTTAAAGTATGGCGGACTTGAAAATGCAAAGTCAATGTCCTCTGGCTCGTACTCTTCACTGACACTTTGTACTATCATGCCTTTGTTGCCAATGGCTTCACCTATTAGGTAATTGAGATAATTCAAGTTAGTTACAGTCTCAGTATTGGGATCAATGCCCGTATAGTTAAACTTCATCTTGCTGGTAGTGATACCTAGCAACCTCCCACCATATCCAGCACTGTAGTCATAGACATTACCCCACAAGGTAGGACAGAGATATTCTACAAGTGTGCGAGCGTGCATGGGTTTAAAGTTCTGTATATTTTCGCCTGTGACTAATTCCAATGCACGACGTAAAGCTGTAGGACTAACTAGATTCTGTCCATCACGGAATTCAAAGCATAACTTGATAGCACGATGCAGTTTACGATCATCTAAGAAACGATCACGTAGACTGTTACTGCCACGACCCTTGGGCTCAGCAGTCATCATGTTTGGAAACAAGAAACGATTGATAGTCTGCCCTTGATTGTTGCCAAGACCAATACGATAGTCTTTAACTTCATTACTGATGCTGTCATACAAGACTTTGATATCAGTGATTAGTCCCTGTTCAGTGTAGTAATCAATTGGCACTATGTTGATGCCGCGATAGATCGCGTAGACTTCTTCTAAGATCTTCTCTGGTGCCTGTTGATATCTTTCTTTAGTATAAGTGGCTAATTGCTCTGCTACTGATTCGTAGCAGGTAAAAGTAGTTTGGCTCTGTAGACGTGCCAGAGTAGCATACTGCTCTACTCCCCAAATTTTGTGTAAGTTTTCAATCATAATGATATTATACAGCCAAACGGCCGTAAAATCAAGTAATTTTTTGGTTGATTAAAGTTCTAAATTAGAATAGATATCTGTCGGAATAATATATTTTTCCACAAATTCCGTGGTCCACTCATGATTTATAACAACAGCGTATCTGACGTTATTACTTAAATTAAATCCTGAATGTGAATATCCACCATTATTAAGTAGATTTACAGTTTTGGGCATTAATGTGCCACCGGACAATTTAAGTGTAATTTTTTCATTATTATTAATAGGGATATGTAGGTGTCTGATTCCAAATCCTTTGTCTGGCAATCCTTTAGTTGGATCAAATAACACAGTAGTATTATTAAAATTTGTATTATCAAAATCTCTATGTAGATCTATATATCCATGTTCATATAATACAAATGATTTTATAGTAGTCCATGATGTAATTCCCAACCCAGATAACCATTTAACACAATTTGGTAAGGGCAATTGATCAATTGATCTACAAAATTCATTAGGATCATCTTTGCTCATTATATCTAAATATCCCCAATTATAGTGTGGGGGACTAGGACGTCTTCCAAAAGTCATTAATTTTAAATCTTCCTGTATTGAATCATCTACGGGTATATTCAAACTTATAAACGGCCACCATTGGTATTCTTTTTTGGGATATAAATTTAAACCTTGTGACCTTTCCATAAAAGCATCAATCTGTGGCTTAATTGATTTTTCCAAAGGTTCTGCTAAGTCTAAAAACCATTGATATTTTTCAAACAAATTTGTACCGTAATCACCGTTGGTTATTTGATTGCAAACACGTTCTTTTAGTACACTAATATCTGAATGCAGTATTATTGACCATTTTCCTGGCATGTCAGTTAATATATTCCCTGGTTGCAGTTTTTCTCCTGACGGTTTTGTAAACCAAGCAAGATATAAAAGTTCTCTTAGACTTTGACCATTTATTTTTACGTCAGTGATTTCGTAAGGGGTAGATCCATTATGTGGGATTTCAATTATCTGCCAGCCGGGCAACAATTCAAATAGACCATTAGTCAGATAATGTTTTTCTTCCTTACCATTGCGTGATCTTATACTGAGTTCTACATCTGGGCAGGTTATAATTTGACAGGTTGACATATAGGTATTTATTTAGATATCTACAGGTATTTAAAAATTATGATACACAGTAAGAGTGCAGAAATTTTGGTTGACTTTTTGGTAAATTGGTGCTATAATGTTTACATACAATAACAAAACAGGAGCAGAAACAGTGAAAAAACTAACATATACGTTCAAAGTAGGCGATAAAGAGTACAAAGTTAAAGCTCTAACAGCTGGAGATGCCATGCAATGGGTCAACCGCAACGTCATGGACGCACTAGATATGGGCCCTTTCGCTTGGATGGATAGCGTTAAACCCAACACTTACTACGCTTCTGCGGGCAATTATTGGGACTAAATTCCGGTTGACAAAACGGTAAAAACCATGTATAATGTTACACATAAACAATAAAAAAGGAGCATTAAATGACAGTAAAAACATTTAAAGTGGCAGGTGTTTCAGTGTTAAATGGCAAATATAAAGTGCGTTATGCCAATAATAAGAGCCGTGCTAAGGTACTAACACGCAGTGGTCATACCAATATCGAATTGGTAACTTTTAAAGAAGCCATGCCTAAGGAAGATATTATCGATCAGCTGTTGAA